CTCCCTTTTTCCCAAGGGGTTCAATTTTCATTACTTCACTTGTTATATATAAGTGCGGCGCTTAAGTCTACATGGATTTCAATTGTCACTCCACACATGAAGAACCACTCCGAAATGCTGTTGAGGATATTGTCTACCTCACTAATTGGGGTAAGAAATGGCTCAAGTACTCTTGGCACCTGGTGTCCATTGGTGGCTCAGCTGAAAGGTTTGCTAAAAGCGTTATTGATAAGATCGATGAGATTAATGAGGAGCCTGAGGAATTTCTCGTTAAGCACACGTATACCGCTTCTCATACAATTGAGGAGTTTGATGGTATACCAGTTGTTGAAATGCGTATGCGTTCTACGAGGAAGATCAGGACTGGGAATCGGTCCAATTTTGCTGCTGCTGTAAGTAAGCATGCCTATTTAAAATTCGGAAATCGTAAGATGACCGAAGCTAATATTCTTGTCACACGCAAATGGATAGTTAAATATCTTGAGGATGACAAGTTTAAGGACATGCGCACCGTGGACAAGGCACTCGCTGTTGACAGAGCGCTGTTTTTATCATTCGTCCCATCTGATGAATTTAGACGAATGAGATTGGCAGTGACTACTAAACAATGGGAGAAGCGGGTGGAGCCTGAGAGAGTATTTGGTGGAACATGGAGTCGTGTGTTTGGGGTGGGCAAGCTTAGGGAGCATGAGCTCCTTGAGAGTTGCTAGGGGTGCCCAGTTGTTTCTACTGGACAGGATGCTATAAAGACTAAAGCTCCTACACCTGTTCAGTTGCGAGTAAAGGAGCGATTGGGAGTCCCTAAGATTAGAAGTTACATTAGGATAGCCTCAGTGTCGCCAAACATTGAGATTAGGCCTTTTAATGATAATTTGGATACTTTACGGAGAGCAGTCACGGAGAGGGTTTTTTATGTAAAATCAATAACCTCTCCGAGTGGCTTTAGCCAGCCTCCAAGGCCTGGTAGTGGTGTTTTTGAGGGTAGGTTGGCGCCTGCCCTTGGCCTCTTGAAACCTCATCTTCCGACGACCGCCCCGTTGAACTATCAGCAATTTGTTGACACGTTTCGGGGCCGCAAGAGGATGAACTACGAGAGGGCTCTTGATCAACTGCGGACGGAACACTGCAGCGTTGAGACGGATGCCATTATCAACGTCTTTGTAAAGTATGAGAAAGTGGACCATACCTCTAAGAAAGACCCTGTCCCTAGAGTCATATCCCCTAGAAACCCACGATTCAATCTTCGACTTGGCCGTTATTTGCGGCCAATTGAAGAGAGAATATTTAAGTCATTGGGGAAACTTTTTGGTCACAAGACTGTCATGAAGGGAACCAACACAGAGCAAACCGCCCACATCCTCAGAGAGAAATGGGAAATGTACTCTGACCCCGTGGCAATAGGATTAGATGCTAGCAGATTCGACCAACACGTCTCCTACGATGCTCTGAAATTTGAGCATAGTATTTATGAGTATTGTTACCGACATGATAGTCGGTCCCAACGGAAATTGAAGCGGTTATTACGCTGTCAATTGAAAAACCGTTGTGTTGGTTATTGCGCGGATGGTAGCCTATCCTATGCCATAGAGGGAACGAGGATGAGCGGTGATATGAACACATCATTGGGGAATTGTGTACTCATGTGCATGATGATAAAAGCGTACAGTATGTACAAGAAAGTTGACATACAACTGGCGAACAATGGTGATGATTGTGTTGTGTTCCTGGAAAGGAGCAAACTACAGCAATTCTCGGATGGATTATTCGAGTGGTTTATGGAGATGGGGTTCAATATGGCTATTGAAGAGCCAGTGTATGAATTCGAACACATTGAGTTTTGTCAGACCCAGCCTATATGGGATGGGAACACATGGACAATGTGTCGTAACCCCATCACCGCAATTGCGAAAGATAGTGTGCTCATGAAGAATGATGTTGTCGTCAGCGACTCATACTTCAGGCAGTGGCTTGATGCTGTTGGCACTGGTGGGATCAGTCTCGCGGGGTCTTTACCCGTTTTTCAATCATTCTACCAGATGTACCAGAGGTCCGCTTATTCCGATCAGTTACATCTTATGCGTAAACGAAAGGACATCGATGAAAACCAGATATTACCATGGTATATGAGGGAGGTGGGTCTAGGCGGGTCTCGTACCGCTGGACCCATCACCCCAGAAGCCAGGTGTTCTTTCTGGTCGGCTTTTGGTGTCACTCCTGATGAGCAGGAACAACTTGAGATGTATTATGATTCCATAAACATTAACTTAGTTAGAGGTGTTAATTGGACACCACGTAGTGTAGAGTTAGATCTACGTTTTAGTTAATGGGGCTCCATCGTTTAAGAACCAATTCCAATTTGATGGGCTAATATAAATGCCAAGAGACTGCACGGTTCCGTACGCGTCGATGGAGTGAACAGTCCCCATACATTTGGGGATCCCATACTAATGTATTGATGTCTTACCCTTCTTCTATAGAAAATTTCAAACGTTACCAAGCTGCGAAACAAACACTTTACAACGACCATTCCACGTATTACGTACCAGATATTTACAATCCTACTAAGCTTAAACAGCCACCAACACCTGTCTCACGAGCCCCCCCAACAACAGGAGCAACTGATAAAGCATTTGACGTTGTAGGAGGCGCTGCCACTGCTGTTGGTGCTGCATCATCAGTATTTCCATTACTTGCGCCAGTAGCTGCTGGATTAGGTGTTGGATACGGGATATATAAGATAGGAAAGAGTATATCACTCTGGTAGATGGAAGTTATTAGAGAAGCAATCACTCCAAAAATGACCACAAAGAGTGTCACCAGAAGGAGAATGGCGATTAGGGGTTTTAAACCACCGGGCAGACCTGCCCCTTCACCTGGTCCAACCCCAGCCCCTAGACCCAGACGGGTTAAAGCCAAACCACAGACCAATGTGTTCGGTCCAGTTACTACCATAGACACAGCGCCAGTGTCTATCGGTAATAGTTTTCAAGGTGCTGCGCCCATTACTATCCCTATTAGGGATGGTATGCGTGTAAAGGGTAGAGATTACTTGTTACGATTGGATTCGACGTTGCAAATTTACGTCGATGATTGGACTTTGGTTGGTGGTGCTCCTATCACCCCTGCGTGCTTAATCGCTAGTGCAGTGAAAGGATTCAACAACACGTATGCTCAGTTTATGGTGCATGCGGTTGCTTTCCATTTCATTACTTCTAGTAATACTGCGCATGATGGTAATGTTATGTTATACACCGCCAAAGATCGTAAGTTACCACTTCCAAGTACATCCAATCCAAATTTTATGCCCTTTATCTTGAGTGACCATAACACAACTATGGGGCCCGTCTGGAGGAACACCTCATCTATTTATGTGCCCGATCCCGTCTGGCGATCAACGTCACCATTTGATGGGGAGTCCTTACATGAGCAAGCCGCTGGTGAGTTCTTTGTTTTCACTAAGTTTAACACTAATTCTACCACTATACCAGCATCTCCCGGATACATATTGATAGATTACGATATATCGTTTCGGGAGATGAGCCTCAACATTCGTAATTTGACTTTCCCTTGCTCAAGAATGAAATATGTTCAAGTTGGGCTCACATTGACCAATCCAGTACTCAGCAATGTTGTTGAATTCTCGACTATAGGAACTTTTATGGATGGTTCTTCAAGCAATAGCCCTACTGGGTGGTTGTTGGGAGACATCTACAAAGTTACCTTAAATTTGAATAACAATGGTGGGATAACACAGCCTCAAAACTGGTTTTCTGTCAATGTGCCAATCGCGGGGGGAGCAAATATACAGAATGTTGTCGCCAATGATGGTTTTACATGTTATGGGATAATGAATAGAACTGATGCTATGGTACTATTCCCAAATTATCCTACTGCTAATGCTGAACAGACTCCATTATTATGGCGAACTCTTGCCGCTGGTACATATACTACTATTGCGTATGTGTCGTTGGTTGGTAACGCTTTCAATGCTGGAATTTTACAGGCTAATTTTTAGACATCAATGGGCAGCAGGGTTGGTTTGACCCGGGTGAGTCACGACACCCCCCTTGTGAGTGTTAGGTGAGCGTTGACCAGATCGTAACTGGCGCCTAGCCGTGCTATACGGTTATCACAGTGGTGGGACTGAATGTTGCCATGTTGCCGATGCCGGCCCTTTAGGGTGCGTCTTGGGAAACAAGCATTGACAGGCTTCATGGATGGGACCTCATTCAGAGTACACCTATCATATTGTGTAAAAATAAGTATTCCATTCTTTAGTTAGAGTAGTGTTCCGTGGGGGTCTTAAAACTCTTTGAGTGCCCAAGACTTCCGCCGTCGCAACCGGCAAGTGTTAAAT